TTACGTAACCTGCCAAAGTATTATCTCCTGTCGGCTGTCTCATACGTCAAGGCTACTGCCTGTATAGTATGACTTGCATTTGTATTATTCGTAACATAACTTATCGAAACAGAGTTACCTGATCCAGATATATTTGTAAGTGTTTTAGGTGAAGGATTACCATCGTATATACCACCTGCTCCATATATAGCTGTACCATAGATTGAAGCCGCACCTTCTGTAGTAAACTCATAGTTGGTAGGGTTAGCTGTACCTGTATCGTCATAGTCGTATGATACACCAACAAAAACTTCTGTGTCACCCTCTGATTTTAAGTATGTGTTTACTTTATGTATTACCTTACGTATCTCTGGATCTTCCATATAATAGTAGGGTGTTTGATATAGACTAAAAATAGAGTTGCCACCAAAGCTATTACCTTGTTCTTGTCTATGTACTCTACCAGAACCATCTCCATGTATTACATGTTCAAACTGTCCTATGTAACCACTATCTACACAATTTGCTTCCATACCTGTAAGCTGACTATATTCAAAGATACTTTGTTTATTCTGACTCTTACGTATGCCACCTATCAAAGATAGAGAAGCATCATTTTTAAAGAAGAATCTAAACTGTGATTTCTTCCTTAGTACTACAATAGCTACATCTTCTATTTGTTCTGAAAGATAGTAGTTATCAAATATAGACTGTATCTCTTTAGAAACTGTAGCAAGTTCAACATCACCAATTTTATCAGTACCAGAGACAGGACGTATACCATCAGGCCCTAAGAAGAGTAAGTCACCACCAAATTCTACCACAGAATCAGGAGCAAGGCAACCCATATTTGAAGTAACATTTTCTAATACAAAGTTAGCCGCATTGTTACCTGTTAACCTTTTAATATTATTAGCACCAAAGATGTATAACTGGTTACGGAACTTTTTAACTGCTGTTATAGTATAACCTACATTAATAACTCCAGCACCATTTGCAGGACTGAAATCTGTAGCATTTAAAGGAGCACTAAAAAATAAGTTAAACGGTTCAGATGAATCACCACATAAGAATGCATGGGAAGCAAACTCTTCTGAATACTTAGGATCATTAGGTGCTTGTGCATGAGTTATCTGTACGTAATTAGTTCCATCATAAGTTGCCGCTGGGTTTACACCATCAGTAAGAAGTAGTACTTCTCCTGACCAATTATAACTAGTAAACCTAATTCTAGATACATTAGTCATATCAGGATTACCAGCTTCAGGTATAGCTACCCAAGAATCATTTGAGTCTTGCCATTTATACAAGTAGTCATGCCCTGATGTAGGTTTTCTACATGCAAATATACCATCGTCTAAATTACCGTTTACTGTTACCCCTAGTACAGGCCCTGTTCCGGGAACTGTTCCGTAGTCATTAGAGTAACCACTAATACGACGATACCCACCCGATAGGGCAGGTTCATAATTGATCATACGTATAGCACTACCAGACAAACCTGAGGCTTGAGTTAGGGGATCAACGTTAGTGATCAACCCTCCTGTACAAACAGATAAATATGTACTGAGTTTATCTGCCATTAAACACTGTTCTTATAAAAAGAGTTTCCCATTCGGTTTATTACTGTAGAACTTAAGTAGTCTTTACTATCTACTAGCAATCTTCTCATCGTCTTTATACCCTTCTTAAACTTATCTGCATGTAACTGAGCCGATTGTTCATTAGATCTAAAGTGCATAAGGTACATCATAGCACCATCAAGTACTACATGTCTAAATCTATCTGGTATAATACAAACATCACTACTTAAAGTTAAGTCTGTAGGAAACTTCCAGTAGCTGTACTCTATAACATACGAAGCATCTGGAGGAGGTGTAACTCCAAACTTAGTGCTTTGTGTTTTATATATAGTAGTAGGTTTACCATATCCGCCTGTACCAGCTACATCATCTAAACTTCTTACGTCTGCTACATAGCTTTCATAAGAGATACTAGGTAGTTGTGTAGGATAGGCAGACACAGCATTTGTTAAATAAAAGGTTTCCCAGTCTGCTTTTGAAAAGTCAGAAGGGAAGTCATACGTACTAGTACCAGAAGATAAAGTCTGCTGATACGTTACTAGAGTAAAAGGCCACTCTTGTGCATCTTGTAGTATTTCACGTATAGAGGAATTAATAGCATCTTTAGCTAGAGACTGAACGTTTTTAGTTGTAGCAAAGTCTGCTTCACCAATCTCTACTTCATTAAGACGACGAAGTAATTCATTCACTAGGTTTATATAAGTCGTCATGTTAATTCCTACGAGATTTTAAATGTACATAAAGGGGCTAACATAAAGCCAGCCCCCTCAAAGTGTTTTATTATGCTAAGTTATATTTAGCTGTGACCAACGCTTCTGGACGTAAGATCTTGCGCCCGTAAAGATGCATACCACGGCAGATGTCAGCGAATGAATCTGGATCACGGTATGTTTCTGTTTTGTTGATTTGCTCTGCAGTTGCTACAGCTGAGTCATGACCAGCTACGATAACACCGTAGTTAGCATTTTGGTTAGCTGTGTTTGTAGTTCCTGCACCAGTACCTACTGATGGTAAGTTACTTGAAGTATATACACGGAAACCGTGGAAGTTATTCAAGACTAGACCGTTACGTAATCCACCTGACTCACCGAAGTCTGCATTAAACAGACGTGAATCTTCATCACGAAGGATTTCCATCATGATAGGATCAAGTACTAGCCATCTACCTGCAGTGTCTACTTGGTTCTGATCTAACAAACGACCCATACGTGAGATCAACATTGCTGGTGATACGTATGCTGTTGGTAGAGCAGTTGCTCCGGGTAAACGTGCGGCAACTGGGATCGAGTGATCACCTGCTGAAGATGTAGTAATGTTTCCGAAGTCACCTTTTTTCAGCTTATTAGCTGCAAGTAATTCGTCTGAACCAGCAGCTGTATTAGCTTTAGTTCCATTTACTGCATCGTTTACTGCACCTGCGTTAGCATGTAGAGCAGACTGTTTGTACCCACTTAAGTAGCCCAATACTTCTTGGTCATGCTGATCAGCCAAGCGGAAAGCAGCTCGGTTTGTAGCCATGTCCATGAAATTAACATGGGAGTGTGCTTCTTCGATGTCGTCGATTTTAAATGCAAAGTAGTTTGCTTTATCTACAACTAGAGAGAAGTCTGCGTCTGCTAAGTCTTGTGCAGCTATTGTTGTACCACGAGCATAAGCTGATACGCTTACCTCAGGCTCTTTGATAATTTTCACTGTATCGCCTTGTGCAGCGATCTCACCGAAATAATCAGAGTTAGTTATGTCTCCACAAACTGTGGACTTGCGGAATGCAAGTTGTACTTTTTTTGAATAAATTACGGAACTAAAGTTACCATTCGGTAAGTTTGTATATCCGCTTGCTTTTGCAAATGCCATTATAATCCTCCATTAGGTGTTTGGCTTAGTTTTAAGTAAGCTAAACGAACCGATAAGAGGCTGTACTTTCTAGGGTGCATGTATATTTAAGTTGTAAGGATCAGTCACAATGTTAAACTACACGGGCCTATACTTATTCAGGTAGGTCTTATTATTGGTATGTTTAGACTTATTGAGATAGTGTCTTAATAGTAAGGTAGTCACAGTGTGAGGCTTACTACAGGTTAAAGACACCTATAGTTATACATTATAGTCTATAGATGTCAATACTTTATTTGCAATTAACGTGCGCCACCTGTCATATCGTAGGTAAACTTACCTGCACGTATTGCTTCCATGATAGCATCAGAGTTTTTCTCGTACTCACTAGCTGTCATCTTGTGTACTTGAGACTCGCTGAAGTGTCCAGCCACATCGTTAGAGTCAGGCTTAGTAGAACGTTTAGTTACTACTGCAGAAGCCGCCGCTTTAGTAGCTTTCTTTTTAGATTTAGTATCTAAACCATTGTGCATCTTGTATAGATCTATTACACGAGCTACTGATGCAGGATCTTCAGAGTTGTCGTATAGAGCATCTTTGACCCACTTAGGTTCTTTCTTAGCCCAATCGTGAAAAGCATCACTATCACGTAGTTCATCAAAGTCAGGGTGTATGGCTCTGATTTCTTGCTCTAGCTTACTACGAGTGGCTTCTTCACTAATGCGATCAATCTCTTTTAGTCTTGCCTCAGCACCAGAGAATCGTTCCTCTGCTTTCTTAGATGCAATAGTTTCTACTATAGCCGCAATGTCAGGGTACTCATTAGCCCATGCTTCAATATCTTCGTCTGACTTGGGCGGTCTAAGAGTACCGCTTGTTTCAGCATTCTCTAGTTTAGACTGTAGTTGTTTGATTTCTGCAGACTGTTTGTTTAGATGATCACGTAAGTCACTGTAACGTTTCTTGTATGTACGTTCTTCACTACTTAACGTTTCATCTTTCTTAGCAGATTCATCACTAAGTTCTTGAGTCTCACCATCAGGTTCTTGATCTTCTGAAGTATCTTCCTCATTCTGTTCCCCTTTCATGAGCTTGTCTAGCTCTTCTTCTTCTTGTTCTATACGTCTCCTGTTAGCTTTATTGGTATAGTTAGGGTCAACGAACCCTGCTACTTTAGGAGATTCTACTGTTTCTAATTCAGGCATATTGTTTTCCTTTATGTTGGGGCCAGCTTTTTGAGCCGGGTAGCCTTATAGTTTTTATAGGATAGTCTTTTAGTTATTACTTTTTCTTCTTCATCAAGCCGCCCTTGTTATATCTTCCGGGTTTGCTCCAATCTGTTTTACTGTTACCAGTTCGTCCTCTACCTGCACTATAGTTAGAAGAGTTACTGCTACTACTAGAACTACTGGTTCTACTATTAGAACTATTGTTAGAGCTTGTAGTACGGGCAGGGCTAGAACTAGCACTACTCTCTCTAGCTAGTCTAGCTCTTTTAGCTAAGGCACTCTCATAACCTACATCGCCAGCCCTCTTACCACTAGCGTCTGTACGACTTCTAGATGCATCTACTGTAGCCTTACCACTTTCGTTTCTCATAGCGGCTACAGTGTCAGATATTCTGGCAGACTCTGCTTTACTAACTGTTCTGTCTCTATCAGAACTTAAATTTCTTTGTGCTTCTCTTGAAGCTATAGGATCAAAAGAAGTACCAACACTAGTTCTTGAGGATGTAGTATTTGCAAATAGCTCATCGCCTAGAGTATCTTTAATTACATCTGTCAGACCCCAACCGTTAGAAACTAGACCCATCATAGGGCCATCTAATCCGTGTGTTTGTTTATACTGTGCGGCTAGTTCTTTAAGTTCTGCTATCTCTTCGGCAGATGTTTGGCCTTGCTTCTCTAGCATACGTATGTGTGCATTAGTTTGACCTAATATCATAAGTTGTGGTCTTTTAGCCATAATACCAGTCTTATCAAACTTACTGATGAACTGTATTATACCATGTTGTGCTTCTAACTCAGCTTCCATAGCTTGTTTAGTAGTTTGATAAAGACCTTCAGAACTAGTGTAATCATATCTCTTCATCCAGTCTGTATCTTTCATGGATTCTTCTAGTAGTTTCTGAGAATCACTACGAGTATCTTCGTCTCTGTTTTCTCTAGGTGCTACTGTTTCTACGGGAGTAACAGGGCCTACAGGTGTTGCTGGTTTTATTATATAACCTGCAGGTACAACTTGAGTAGGTTGATTAGTAGCTTTATCATGAGCTATCATCATAGTATCACCTGTAGTAGGATTGTAATACTCAACCATAATTGTTTCTATTTCTTGTACAGGAGAAGATCCTGCGCCCGACCCTCCTCCAAATACAGAGAAGCCTAACCCATAATTACTAGGAGTAAAACCTAATGCACCGCCTGTATTAAAAGCTCTTTCAGTCTGTCTGTTAGCTGACTGCATCTCTTGAGGATTCATGTTAGCACCAGTAGTATTTACTGTAACGCCTCTACTAGCAAGCTCTTGCATTAAAGCAGGGCTATTCTGTGCCGCTACCATAAACTTGTCAATAAGAGCATCTACTCTTGTAGGGTCAGTGTTAAGAGGGGCTTGAACTGCACCACCATCTGCATAACCTACAGACATACCTTTAGCGTTCATACGAGCATTGATTAACTTATCACTCTTAGCGGCAGTAGCTAACTTATCCATCAAGCCACCATCAGCTACCCCTGTAGCCATAGCTTGTTCTAGTGCGGCTAAGTCTTCTTCTGTTATGTCTTGCATACCTTCCATACCACCCTCTGTGGACATTGCTGGCATAGGCTCTCCGCCTATACGTCCATCTGCATCCATCTGAGATAGACCCGTCTTAGCTTCCATACGCATGTCTTCAAAGACTTTTACACCAAAGTAACGAACAACATCTGCAGGTACAACGTATTCACCTTCACTGAGTCTAGCGTCTATATCGTCACGCACCTCTTCAGGTAAAGATCCCGGAGGAACTTCGTTTCCGCTTACTGGGTCTACGTCATTAGATCCACCAGTTAATGCCATTTCCATTTGTCTGCTCATTGAGTTGCTCCTTGGG